ACCTTGAGTTACTTGAGCCACTTGACTAATTTTTTTAAACATATTGTCATACTCACTGGTGTTATCTTTTTGTTTTGTTTCAATAGCAGTTCTAAGAGTTACCTCTTGGTTTGAATAATTCACAAACATACTTCCAATAAAAAATACAGCCACTAAGACTATCGTAATAATACCTAATAAAATTCTAACTAACATAATTTCTCCTTATTTTATTTCTTCTTACACTATAACATGATTTAATTTATTTTTAAAGTCTTTGTTAAGAAATATTAATCTAAATAGTTCTCATGTCCTTTTTGGATTGCCTTTCTAGTTCGTTCATTATTCAAATAAACCAAACCACATCCAGAACAAACCATCCAAGGAATACATTTTAACTTTCTTGGTTTATGAGGTTCCCATTTTATTTTAGGTTGTTCTTGCATTAATCTTTACCTGTATAAAAGTATAAGGATGTTTCTATCATAAAAGGAATTTCTAAGTTAAATAAAAACATATCACAACATTTACAACCATTTACGTACCTAAAGTAAAATTCGTCAACACTTATTGGTATTAGAAATAGTCTAAATTCAGCTTCTTTAAAAGGAATACTTAAAGTTAATCCCAATAAACAATATTTAAATAAATATATTCTTAAAAAATTAAATACTTCTAATTCAAACATTTTATTACTCCGTTAATTCTATTAATGATTTTACCACTTCCATAGATATATCCCTATACTCTTCTGTATTTTTAGGATTAAAACAATCAGCTACTAAATTTAATACCTTTGTAAATTTTGAATAAGATTTATCTTGTGTTTTATCTAGCATCTCTACAGGTACAAATAGTTTAGCAGAAGATTTAAAAGTAAATTCAATACCTATCCATTCGCTTTCTGTATTTTCACTAAATTTACTAATCTTTATAACATACCCAGCTACTTCTTTAGTGTCTATCATTCCATTTCCAATTATATTTATTATCATAATACTAATTCTCTCATCATAGTATATGTCGTTTTGATTCCTTTACACCTCAAATATATTTCAAAATTATTATTTACATTGGTCAAGGAGTCATACCTATATTTTATAAATCCTATACCCGTACCATAGATAATACTAGAAGTATGTTGTAAAAATAAAGGTACATTATTCTTTTTAAGCACTATTAATATTTTGGAATCGGGCTTCTCAGCTTCTACTATCTTCATTAATTCTCTAGTTGCTTTCCCATACTCCACAAATTCTTTATCTAACTTGGGAACGTCTCGTTTAAAAATAATCTTACTAAAAGAGTTTTCTGCTTCTGAAGGTATGTCCGACTCTTCTATATAGGGACTTATATAAGTAATTAAATTACCTTCCCATATAGATTCTTCTACTTTTAAGAAATCTATGAATGATTTAAATTCTAATTCTAATTCTATATTCAATTTATTAACTCCAATAATGTTAATTTGGTAGTAAGTTCCTCTTCGGTATCAAATTGAACGTAAGTTGGTTGAATTTTTTTACCTAGGTGAATATCGGGTAACATTTTTTGAATCCAGCTATTATTTTCATTTTTTATGATAACACAATAATCCTTATTTACGAATAGATAAAACTTACTTTTATCAAACATTAAATCGAAAACACTCATCCTATGAGTTCTCTCATAGCCACAAATTTAATCATGAACTCTCCATAACTTTTAAGGTCTTTGAATATTTTTAATTTACATCCATCTCTTACATTATTATTTATAAAATGTTCTGCATCCCAATTATTCATAGTATTTACTAATTCACAATTATGGTCATAGGCTACATAACATAGAGAGGTAACATTTTTTATAACGTAGTATGCCTCGTCGTCATATACTAAATAGTAGTAGTTTGGATTTATATCTTTTATTTTTTTACTCATGCAGTCTCCTAATAAAAATAGAGTTGTTACCAACTCTGGGGGAAAGGGAAAGGGGTTTTTATTATCTTATTAACTCTTTCATAACTCTTTCATTATTCATACAATCTCGGTTATGGTATCTTTTGCTACTGTACCACATACCTGTTTTTTCTTTGATGTTAATACAACTATTTCCTTTGTCTATCCACTTCTTACATCCATCACAAATAAATGATTTTCTACTTTTCTTTACGTAAATTACTTGTCTTGCACCCGTATCCATTAAAGTTTTTCTCCACATAGTATACAATGATGATTCATTTGACAGGTGTAACAAACATTAGTGAACCTAGTTTTAAATTTCTTTTTACAAACTTTGCATTTTATTTCTATGGCTTCTTCTCTCTTCAGTTCTTTCTTTTTGCATTTGTCGCACTTCATTTTATTTAACTTTCTTTTTGTTATACTATTAATATACCATAGTAAATTAATTTTTACAAGTATTTGTAAAAATATTGTTACATTATTCTACAAGTTCCTGCATTGTCTTTCTAACGGTATTTAATTTTTTCATAGTAACTTTAGCTTTTCTCTGTAGTCTCAATCTGTTATAGCCGATAAAAGATATATGAGTTTTATTTTTATCTTTTTTACTTCTCATGTATTCTTCTACTTCTCTAATTCTATATGTAGGAACGAGTTGGGGGGAAATCTTCTTCTGTCTTTATTTCTATACCATTATCGTCCTCACTAGCTTCTACTGTACATTTAACTCCTACAGAATAGTCTATGTACTCATCAAGAGTAAAATATTCAACATGAGCTATAGATTCTATCTCATGTTCTCTAAATTTGTTATTATACTCATCTCTTAGCCTATTAGCTTCATGTCCAAGAGTAAATACTCCTACCAATTCAGCAGTTCTGGCAGAAAAATATCCTACATCGTATTTATGATTTCCATAACTGTAACTCATATTACTAATATCTTCGTGTATTATATATAAAGCATAAACAACATTGTCTTTTTTCATCCTACTAGCTCCTGCATTGTTTCGTAGTGGGGAAAAGCATCTAAGAATATTTCAGAATGCCATATAATTATACTTACTAATTGTTCATATTCTATTTTGTTCATGAACTCTTCTTTAGCTTCTTCCATCATTTCAGCTTTATGTAGGGCTTTTATCACCACAGGAGTTAAACTGGACTCTGACTCAAAAACCTTATCTGGGAGTAACTTAAAATTCTTAAAGACATCTTGAGCTATTAAGTTAGCAGTGGCTTTAGTGGCTTCTCTCGAAGTAGCCAATTTCATTTGTGGGTATCCTCCCGACCATCTTGTTCTCATTCTAACTTCCGTATCCCACATACTACGCATAGCAAAGTCTATAGCCACAGTATATTCTGATGAGTTTGTGGTTTTAACTATAGGCTTAGGAATCTTAATATTATTTTTACCGTATAAATTACTATTATTATGGATATGCCCCAGTTTATTTAGGTACATTCCAGAAGGCTTTTTACCCATATACTATTTCCTTTCTAAAGTTAGTATAGCAAAGAAAAAGGACTTTTTCAAGTCCTAGGTCAGAAGTATTAAATTATTGTTACAAATTAACTTTTAAATTTCTTTTCTTCTTTTAGTTCACGTATCATATCATATTTGAGCATTATATCTTTCCACTCTTCATTACCTTCAAACATTTCACAGCCTATCCCATGCCTTCCAGATAGCATAAAACTTTCTGTTTCATCGTACGTGAAGGAACACACATAACAATAAGGAGTTAAAATGGATTCTCCGTTGTGCCACGGGTGTCCACATACCAGTCTATGGTAAATACACTGACAACAACACCCTATACATGGCATTCCTGTTGAAGGCTCATACACATAATGAGGGAATTTGTCTATGTTGTACTTTTCTACATCCATAGTCTTAATCTCGCTAAAGATTTAGGCAACAAGGTCTCCTCTATTGGATAAATAACTATTCCCGTAAGAGTTCTTCCTTCAAATTCAGTAAATCCCTCGTCTATTATATCATGATAAGGGATATTGTTATCTTCCAAAGTCTTTCTGAGATTGTTTAATTTCTCTAAAGAAGATATTTTTAATAAAATTTTTCTTCTACAAGACTCTTGAACCCATTTAGCATGGTTATCTTTAGCTCCAGACCAAATAAAATCAGTACCATGCCCTACCGATATGGCTAATTTTGCAATAGACATATTTAAATCCTCACGGATTAGAAAATAAGCTTTTATCATTGTTCTTTATAGTACTCCCATCTATAACTACCCGCAAAGTTTCTTTTCCCTTTACAAACATTACTAATACTAGATAGGGGTATTTTATAATATTTAGAAGCTTCTGTCATACTATTAAATATCTTACTTGTGTCTAAGTTAATTACCTTTTTACTTACTTTCTTTGCCGACTTTTCTATAGACTCTTTAGACCTCTTCTTACCCAAACTAGCTTCTCTCTTTTTTCTTATGTGTTCTTCTGAAAATTTCTTTCCATACATGGGATTTTTATCTCCAGTTTTCTGTTCCCTAAGTTTTATTCTAGTTTCTTCAGAATGACCTACTCCTTTTATCCAAGGAACTTGACCTTTGTTAGATATTCTCAGTCTTTCTCTAGTTTCTTCAGAACATTCCCTACCGAGACAACTTTCTGCCGTAGGACATATATTATAGCTAATGTTTTTATCTATTATTCCCCTATTTTTAATTTTTAGGGTGTCCAGCCAATGTTGTTCTCTAGCTATCAAGTTT